TGAATGGGGGTTGAGTAGCTTTAAGTTACTCGGCCCTCATTCTTTTATGGGTGTTGGGAAGGAGAACAAAGAGGTCACATTCTTTTGCCACATAGAGAATCACAAAGATTTCACGGTCTCCATACCAAGCAACAACGAGGACTTTGTAATCTTGTGCATACCCAACAAGGCTGGAGACAACTGCGTTGTGATGAAGTCATCCGACTGTAGCGGAAGGGTGATGAGCCTAGAGGAGATAGCCAAGGTTATTAAGAGAAAATTCAGAGCAAACCCAAGACCATAATGGAGAGATTCATAGCCGACGACATCTTGTATCAGACACTGCTTGTATCATACAAGAAGAATAAAGCAACGTATGACAAGGAGGTTTGGTGCTTGAGTTCGTCAAACAACGTAGGTGAAATCATGAATGACGCCCACTCTATGCAGATCATAGGCGATCAGTGTTACCCATCCACGTACAAAGGAGAAAGGAAGATATTAGTCAAAAAAGTTCTAACAACGAAGATGTTATGGAAAAAGATCGAAACTTCGAAATGAGTCAGGTGGAGCAACCATCTCACTACAAAGGCTTCCCTAAGCAGACCTGGGAAATGATGATTGATATATGGGGGAAGGAGAAGTTTATCACCTACTGCCAGATAAACGCATTCAAGTACAAGATGCGGGCAGGTGACAAGCCTAACGAGCCAGCAGAGAAGGATCTTGCTAAGGCAAGGTGGTACTTGAACAAGATAAAAGAACTAGAAGCACAATGAAAGTAACCATATTCGAGAGCATCTATCTCACCAACAACCCATCTTACATCACCATTGGTCAGGCCCTTCGGCGCATTCAGAACGGATCGAGTCAGAAGACCATTGAGGTTGTAAGGGGTGGAGACAAGAACGCAAAAAAGAAACTGCCAATTGTCTTGTTTAGCGGTCAGTTCTCTGAACGTTCCGATGACAAGCTGTTTGACCACAGTGGTTTTATCGTGCTGGACTTTGACCACGTAGCCGATGGAGATGAGCAAGGGTTGGCTCAAACCAAGTCTGTGCTAGCCACGGACCAGTACTCATACGCCACTTGGATTTCACCATCTGGTGACGGAATTAAGCTGCTTGTGCGTATCACCAACCCAGAGCGCCACAGGGATCATTTCAGGGCCTTACAGGTGTACTTCTCTAAGCAGTATGGTGTAACCCCTGACCCATCTGGTTTAAACGAATCTAGGGCCTGCTTTGAGTCCTACGACCCAGACATCGTGGTGAACGAAGGGGCTAGTAAGTTCGGAGCCTTCTTGAGTAACGAAGTCCCCAATCAGTCGGCTGTCAACAAGGACAAGTACACCGACTACATGAAGCTCAACCTTGCAGCGAAGATGATTCGTGTGGCAGACGATGGGGCTAAGCACGCGGCGCTTCTGAAGGCGGCAAGGCTGTGTGGTGGATACATATCTGCTGGACGCATGGAGGAGGATGAGGTTATCAGGGTTCTTCACAGGGAGATATGCAAGCGAGAGATTGAGTCAGAGGCCCAGGCACTGGTGACGATACGTGACGGTATTGAGCTAGGCAAGAAAGACCCAATCAAGATGGTTGTCTCCAACGAGAAGAGCGCACAGAGGGAGATGCTCTTGAATGATGGGGATATGTCATTCATCTCTTCTGACGACGAGGACTTCAGGTGGATTGACAGCTATGCAAATGGGAACATCGAGGTTGGGCTGGACACTGGCGACCAAGAACTTGACAAGTATTTCAGATACAAGAAGGAGTTCGTGGTTATCAACGGTCACAGCAACGTAGGTAAGACCACGATGGCCCTGTACATGATGGTGAACTCTACGGTTCGGCATGGTTGGAAGTGGGTGGTGTACTCGTCAGAGAATAGAACCTCATCCCTTAAGATGTCGCTCATGCAGTTCGGTTTCAACAAGCGGGTTAATGAGATGACCTATGATCAGCGTAAGGCGGCATACAAGTGGGTGCAGGAACACTTCACTGTAATCAGCAACAACCAAGTGTATAGCTACTCTGACATCATCATCTTCTTGGAGAAGGTTATTCGTAATCAGCCCGTGGATGCAGTGTTTGTAGACCCTTACAACAGCCTGAAGCTGGATATGGCGGGATCAAACATCGGTGTTCACGACTACCACTACGAGGCTGCATCCGAGTTCCTGACCTTCAGCAAGGCCAATAACATCGCAGTGTGGTTGAATATGCACGCAGTTACTGAAGCTCAGCGCAGGAAGGGCGATGATGGATTGCCTGTAGCTCCGTATGCAGAGGACACTGAAGGCGGTGGCAAGTTTGTCAACAGGGCCGACTGCTTCCTTACTATACACAGGAAGGTGCAGGCTCCAGACCCTAACGTCCGCAAGACCACTGAGTTCCACGTCAGAAAGGTGCGGGAGACTGAGACTGGGGGTGAACCATCGCCCATCGACGCTCCAATCACCTTTACGATGAACGTACCAAAGACTGCATTCAGGGTAAATAGTACTGGAAGGGAGCTATTCCAACCAGCTGGTTTAGAGTTTGATATGTATCGTCAGTTCAATTAGTGCTTCGACTGCCATTGTTTTCGGAAATTATGCTGTAACTTTGCAGCATGAAGCGACAGAAACAGGGAACGCAACCGAGGTCAAGTGCCCGCAAGAAGCACTTGGGCCGATATAAAAGCGGTCTCGAAAAGCAGTGTGCTGATATGTTAGCTGATAGCGGCCTAAACTTTGTCTACGAAGAACAGGAGTACACTCTTATCGAAGGATTCTTTTTCGACGGCGAATACTACAAGATGACTGCCTCCGCCAACGGACTGTCAAACAGATCAAGGAAATCAGTCCTGCCGATAAAGTATACACCTGACTTCATGGCTAAAGATGGGAGTTGGATAATAGAGACAAAGGGTTTTACACCATCGCACCACGACTTTGCAATGAGGTGGAAACTGTTTCTTCTCTACATATCCAAGCTTGAAGTGAAACCAAAGCTGTTCTTGGTTAAGAACAAGCATCAGATAGAAGAAGCAATCAGAATAATTAAAGGAAATGCAATCAACGGAAAAGGATCTAGGAAGAATGTTGTTCCTGGCTACGGACAGGATACATTCGCTGACGAATGAGCTGTACGAAGAACTGTTTGACAGCAACGGCAAGCCTCGTCTTAATCAGGGATTTGTAGCCAATCTAATCTCTGCGTTCAGGACAAAGCTTGCCATTGAGTTGGACTTGATACGAGAGTCGGTTGGAGAGTTTAACGAAAAAAGTACAGATGCCAATAAGTTCAGACAGACGAGCATACTCGACAAGGACTGGGAAGGTCGCGGAGACGAGGTTTAAGCTTGCTGCTGAAGCAATAGGATTACAGGTAACTAAGTCTAACGCATACGACGATAGGAGCAAGCACGTTGACTTTTGGATGGCTTACAATGGGAAGGGGAAGTGGGGAGTGGATGTAAAGGGTAACAACCTTCCAATGGAGATATGGTGTGAGTTCAATAACGTAGCGGGAGACAAAGGATGGCTATATGGAGAGGCGAAGATTATCGCCTTTGATATGCCAGAAGAAGGCGGTTTCTTGATCGTCGATAGGGTTGACCTAGCAAACTATTGTGAGCAGAATGTAGAAGACGTCTTCGTTAAAACCACAGCCGAAGCATACAAGAAGAAGTACCAGAGAGAAGGAAGATTAGACGTTATAACCAAGCTTAGCATCATGGATATTTCGTCAATCCCTTCATACAGAGTGTGGTACTACTTCAAAGGATATTGCTAATTTAGCCGCCCTTAATTTCTTAAAACACATACAAACAATGGATACTTCCACAATTCCTTGGGGGGAGGTAGGATACCCCGTCTTCAAACGAACCTACGCAAGAAAATTTGGTGAGAGAACAGAAGAGTGGCCAGAGACCGTAGACAGGGTTGTAAAAGCCTGCAACGATCAACTTGGTTGCGGATTCACAGAGAAGGAGGGTGACGAACTCAGAGAGATTATGTTGTCTCTCAAGGGTACTGTTGCGGGCCGATTCCTGTGGCAGCTTGGTACAGATACCGTAGACCGACTGGGACTCCCGTCCTTGCAGAACTGCGCCTTCGTGGTGGTTGATGAGCCTATCCGTCCTTTTACTTGGGCCTTCGAGATGCTCATGCTTGGAAGCGGCGTAGGGTTTAACATCCAGCGCCACAACATAGGCAAGCTGCCAGTACCTTACACCAACGTAAAGATTGAGCGTAAGGATACCAACGATGCAGACTTCATTGTTCCTGACAGCCGTGAGGGGTGGGTAGAACTGCTTAATAGAGTCCTTGAGGCGTCATTCGTGACTGGAAGAGGGTTCACCTTCGCCACTCACCTCATCCGCTCTAAAGGCTCACCTATTAAGGGCTTTGGAGGTACGGCAAGCGGTCCTGAAGACTTGGTATGGGGCATGATGGAGATCAACAAAATCCTCAACTCCAAGTGGGGTGACAACCTTAGCTCAGTAGACTGCCTCGACATCATGAATATCATCGGTCGCATCGTTGTCGCTGGTAATGTACGCCGTTCCGCTCAGATCGCCATCGGTGATGCAGACGACGAGTTGTACATGAATGCCAAGCGTTGGGACTTGGGGAATATCCCGAACTGGAGAGCGATGTCTAACAATAGCGTGGTATGCTCTGACATTAGCCAACTGCACCCTTCGTTTTGGGAGGGGTATAGTGGTAATGGAGAACCCTACGGGCTTATCAACCTTGACGCATCACGTAGGATGGGACGTACTCATGAGACCTGGTATCCAGACCCAGGAGTGCAGGGATTCAACCCATGTGCTGAGCAGGGATTGGCAAACTTCGAGACCTGCTGCTTGGCTGAAATCTACCTCCCGAACATCACCTCATACGAGGAGCTGAGAAAGGTTGCTAGGTACTTGTATCGGGTTAATAAGCACTCACTGGCTATCAAGTGTGCCGTCCCTGAGACCGAGGACATCGTACACAAGAATATGCGTATGGGCATTGGGGTAACGGGCTATCTTCAGGCCACTGAGG